GTCATGTTTTGAAGTTGCTGTGTTTCTGCGCTTGCAGTAGCAAAATCAAAATAGCCTTTGGTGACACCTTCATTAAGTTTTTTAATTGCGTCTTGCGGTGTTGGCGCGTTGCCCAAAGAATTCCAACCATGCCTAAGTTTGTCTTCAGCAAGTTTAAATTCACTAGCTTTAATTTCTTGTTGAGTTTTGCTTAAAGTAGCTTGCTTAGATTCTGACTCAAGCATTTTTGCTTGAATATCTGGCAACAAATGTGCTGCCCTAGATTTAGCAACATTGCTTAACAATAATGTTTTATCAATTGCACCGGTTTCAGGGTTGATTGATTTTTTGTAAGCATCTGACAAATCAGTCTGTGCCAAATCTGCGCGTTGAGCAGAACTTAACTGGTATTGCGCCAAAGCGTTTTGATTTTGTGCGTTTTGAATGGCCGCAAGTTGGCCATACTGAGCTAACTGATTAGGGATTTCTACACCCCTGTAGCCCATTGCAATGTTTGGATCAACTAGTGCCATTTTTATTCCTTACTTAATCTAATAAGCCGCCATATCCAGATGGATTCCCAACATTACGATTTCTTAATGCTGCCAACAAATTGTTGCTACTTGTGTAATTCAAATATTGACCAACACCTTGGCCAACAGCATTTGCCGCACCCATATAACCAGATGCTGCGGCTTGGCCAGCAGCGCCATAAGCATTGCCTACGTTAGCTGCATTTGCAGCGCCAGCAGTATTTGTAAAATTGGTAGCTGTTTGACCGATGCCAGCCAAGGCGGCTTGACGGTTGTACAACTGGTTTTCACGCGCCACGTCAGTGTTGTATGACGTTAATGCTCGATTGAAAGCGTTACCAAATTCTTGACTGCCCATTTCTTGGCCGTAACGTGTAGCCGCTTTTAAAGCACCACCAGAAATCAAACCACCACGGGCAGCGGCTTGACGGTCAAGCGCTTTTTGGCCTTCAGACAAACGAAAACCGTAGCCTGGATCAGCATTAAATTCATAGTTGCCAAACTTAAATGCCTCTGGCACATTGCCAGAAGTGCGCTGCAATTCTGCTAGTGCGTTATAACCAGCCTGACGGTACGGCGCTTGGTCTTCTCGCGTTTGCTCATATTGTTGTTGCGAAATATCAGCCGCTTGTGTAGCCGCTTGAGATTGTGTTTTTGCGGCTTTATTAGCTGAATACAAGCCAACGGCTGTTGAACCAATAACTGCTGTTGCTACCCATGTCATGGCGTTTCCCCTTGTTCCACCAATTTAGGCGGCGTGTTAGTTGAAGCAATTAACCCCATGTCATCATACGTTGGGGAAATTACTTCTTGCTCAATTTTAACCAAATCATCTTCGCTTTCAAACTCTGTCAAATGAACAGTAGTCCAAATAGTATCTTCTTCAGCGTACACGGCGCGTTTTAAGCCAACTTCAGAGATAAAGGTGCATGGTGCAATTAAATGTTTGTCACCAAACTCAGTAAATACTTTTACTCGGCCTTTAGAAATAAAGTTTAAGTGCGGATGCCGATGAATCTTACCAATGACAAATGAACCTTTTGGCAAGAAGATTTCACGGGCGTATGTACTGCACCCATACTTTTCGTCTTTGGGTGTAAAGTAATGCTTTAAAGTGCATTCTTCCAACGCAGATTCAGCAATACCGCTGTCAATCATCTGTTGCATTTCTTGTTGGGCCGCAAGCACAGTCTCACGAAAACGCACCTTTGCAGGCGCATTTGGCACAACATCAAAACCTTTGCCGTAGGTCACACGCATTAGGTCACCTCACGTCCAGAAACGCGAATATTGATAGCGCTGGCTGTGCCTGCAATTGTACTGATAAAGTCGCCAACGCCAAGAACTTGGCCAACCAATTCAGGGAATGTGTAGACCTCAGATGCCTGCAAAGTTTTGGTCTTGGTGATCAAGTTGGTATTACCGGCAGAACCAGACACTGTGACCAAGTTCACGCTGATTGTGGCGGCAGTGCCAGTGATGTTAGTCGCTGTGAACTTGTCGATAATGGCCGTAACGCCAGTCGCTGTGTACTGCGTTGTTTGGCTGTTTTCGGCATACTTTGCCGGTACTAATACTTTTACGGTGACTGTCATGGTTTACTCCAATAAGAGGCAGTTATTAGCGGCCTGTTGCATAATGATCCAGTTTGTGCCGTCAGACACCATTGTCGCCCAATTTCCTGCAACTGCCAAGAGAATTGCAGTGCCAGCAGTCGCGCTGTCAATTGGTACAACATTACTTGAAGCTGACACCAAGGTCTGCGCTTGAATGTTTTTAAACGTAAGCTGACGGCCTGACCAAGCACCGGCCGCTGGCAAAGTCACAGTACAAGTCGAGCCAGACTTGTTGTTGATTAGCCAAGTCTCATTGTCAGCTACCGTAAAGTCAGCAGTCTTGGTGACTGGTGCTGATGATGCGGCGTTAATCGCCGCAGTAATAGCGGCGGTGTCAACAATCGGTTGGACTTGCAAAGCCTCAACTTGCTTTTGCATTTCAGCCATCTGAGACACCAAGGCCGAGCAACAATCGCCCAATACGTCAGGAACTGGTAAGGCAACAACTGGCGGCAGAGTCTGTAATTCTTGATTGACAGATCTTAAAATCTCATCATAAGTTGCAATCAAAGATATTGAATCAGTGCCAAGGTTAACATCGTCAACAACGCCCGTGGCAATGTTATTAAGCGACAGAAAGAACAAATACCAAGCGCGGTCAATCAGACCCGTGCGGGGGTCAATCAGCGGCACTCGCGGCGGCGTGATCGGCGTTGGCGTTGCGTTAGGGCTAGGCATTCGTTGGACTCAGAATTAGTTCTGCGCCCATGATTGCAATCTTCACAGGGTCAGTGCCAGATATTTCATAAACTCGGTCACGCAACTTGGTGGTCATGCCCAAGCGCCGCCAGATTACACGTTTGTAATATTGGCCAATCTTGCCCATAGATGCCCAATGCTCGTTTGACCATGTGTGGCCGCCATCATCCGAGAAGCGCAGCATGACTTGAGGGTCACTGCCTTGGCCTAAGTTAATGCCCACGCCAGACTCGCAATCAAGTTGCATCATGTGCTGGGCTGTACGGTGCAGATTGTTTTGGCCAGTAGGCAGCGCACGCCAAGAGCGCAACCACTTTTGGATGCTACCGTTGTCGCTAAAGTCATTTAAATCAAACGAGTAAATGTTGCCGTTTTCAAAGTCGCCAACAACAATTTTGTTGTTAAACGACATTTGGCAATTACTGCGGTGACGGGTAAAGTAGCCGTCAACAAAGCCTGCACGCTCATGCCAGGCTTGTGTGGCCGCATCATAAACCCAAGTGGTGTTAGCACTAGGGAAAACCAGTACATAGAAGCTATGGCCGTCTTGCTGATATGTGTACGCAATAGCGTCCGACATGTCAGCGTATTGTTGAATCTGCCATTCAACAGCGTGGGTTGAAATACGCACGCCAGTGTAACCATTGGCACGGTAGACAATACCTTGGCCACGGCGGTCACGGCCAAGCCAGAACAGGCCATTGTCCATCTTGGCCACAGAGTAAGGGGCAGCACAACCTAATTCGTTAAACGCGCCTTGGATGCGTTGTAAAGGGAAGTCTGTTGCGCCAGAGTCGTACCAGACCTCAATTGAGTTAGTACCAAACGCCCACACCTCGCGGAAGTTGGACGCCACGGCAATCAGGCCGTCTGGTGAGCCTTCAGTGCTGGCAAAATCGAGTGGATCAATAGATGTGCCGTCTAGCAGCTGAGTCACCCACAGCAACTGGCTGTTGGGCTGATTAAACACAAAATAGCCATCTAAATAGCAAACAGTCACCGCACCAGGAAAGTCAGGATCGGTGATCTGGCCAAAGGCGTTTGTGGTGTTGTTGTAAATGTAACTGGGGCCATTGGCCGCAATAAACAACTGAGTGCCGTTGTCAGCCAAACTGACAGGGCCAGTGCCAGCCACTGTGCCAATTAATGTGGCAACGTAAGCATTGTTGATCTTGTAAAGCTGTGTGCCAGAGACAACAAAGCCAACGCCGTCATCTGAGGAGAAAGCCCAAAGACCGCGAATCGGGCCGTTTCCAATAGTGTTCAGTAAGTTCAAGCCTGGTGCGCGGTTCAAAAAGGCTGGTTCCTTGCCTGCTTCTGGAACAATTTCTGGAAACAGATTGACCATGCGTGCATCCGCAGCGTTCACACTGCGGGTCACATAAGTAGAGCCTAGAATCGGCGTCTTCATTAGTAGTTACCGGCATAGATGTTGAAACGCTGGCGGTTGGCCACCAAAGCATAAGGCAGTGCCATCACGTCATCTGGGTTGTTGATGCGTTTCAAGTCACGCTTAGAAGTCATCGCAATGCGTTGCACTTGTGGGCTTGGTTCAACACCAAACTCAGGGGCAAACTCCATAGCCAAGTTGTATGTAAACGCACGCAGATAGCCTGGTGGATAGTACAACACCGTAGACAAATCGGCGGGGCGATTTAGTTCTTCAACCGATACAAAGTGAAACTCTAAGTTTTGCGTTGGCCTTGGATAGAGATATATCTCAATATCGGGAAACGTCATGTTTACCCACATAACTTGTGGGTAAGTAGAAGTCACGGTCTTAACAGCAATACCGTTGTACTGCTGTTGGTTAATCATCTTGATGCCATACGACACGCCATTGGGCGCTTTGAAATATGTAGCATCGTCAAGCAAAATGGGGCGAAGGCCGACAAAATCACCAGTCGGGCCAAGAGTGCGGCTAATCGCACTGGCAGGCCATGTGAAGATTTGATCTTGCGTGGAAAAAACAGCCAAACGCTCTGTATTCCACGAGTCAATCATTTGATTGAGCGCCATCAAGGCGTCTTGAGACGTGGCCGCAGAGGGTGTCTCACCTTCAGCAAGCACACCGAGAAGCCTAAGAGCGCGTTCGATTTGTTGGCCAGCGGTGTACGTTGTCATGTTTAAACCTCGTCAATGGTTTTTCTACGGCGTTTAACTTCCAGCACGTTCACAGGAGCCGCTTCAGGTTCAGAAGGCGTGTCTGGATTATAGCGAGTCCAGCCATTTCTTTCATCCATCTCAGCCTCTAAATCCATAGTCGCCACTTTGGCGCCGTGTTCGGGATGCGTCAGATAAATGATCATAATTTAAGAATGGGGGTGATTAGCCCCCATTTGGTTTAAGCCAACAAGCCAAGAGCTTGTAGTTTAGTTTCCAACTGTCCCACACGGGCTTGCAAATTTGCAATCACCGCCAGAACTGAATTACCCTCATCTTTGGTAACAAAACCAAAAGGAGTGGTTTGAGTCAGGTCTTGAATTGCATAGTCTGGCGTGCCAGGTGCAGTAGACGTGATTGTGGTCAGCGCAGCAGTGTTAGCGGCTGGTTTAGTTGTCGGTGTAGAACCAAAAAAACCAGCAGTTCCGCCGCTTTTACCCATGACCGCGCCGTCAAGCTGTTGATCTTCGTAAGCAACGCCAATTGGTTTGGTGTTAGTAGCCATGATTGTTCCTTTAAAAATGAGGGCCGAAGCCCTCATTTAGGTTTAGCCCGCAATGCGGTACAAAGTCCAAGAACCATCGCCGGTTTTACGAGCGCGGAACAAAGCGCCGGTGTTTTCCAACACCACCATGTTGCCAAGCAAAGTCCAACCAGTAGCGGTAGCCAATGTGAGTTGATAAGCAGTGTCATCGACAGCAACTGCAAAGTCAAATGCAGCGTTGACTTTTTGGGCGCTGCTAATTGCGGCTTCCAAATCGGCAACAGTAGGCAACGTAACAACGGTGTCAGCCGCAGTGTTGCTGGTGATCAAACCTACGGCCATTTGAGCGCCAGTTAGGGTTGCTGTAGTTGCAGTAATAGCAAGAGGAGCGCCTTGAACAATCAGTTGTGCTTCGCTTGTATTGCCTGCGCCGACTTGATAGCCGCCGGAACCATTAGGTAATGCCATGATAATTTCCTTTCAAAGATGTTACGAAGATAGGGGCCGAAGCCCCAATCAGATTAGCCCCAGATACGGCAACCCATTTGTGGGCGGATCGTGTTGAAACCGTACAAAACGTCAATACGGCAAGGCATACGGTCATTGTTGATGTCATACTGGCGCACGACACGCAAAGAAATGCCGTTATGGACTGCGCGAGCAGCCATATCAACCCCCTGTGGCAGCAAGAGATCAGCCGTAGCAAATGTTATGGCGTCCTTATGGTAAACCAAATTCTGAGCGTACTGGCTAGAAGCAGCACCCACGAACACGACAGCTTTACCAGCGACAGGGAAACTGTCAACGGTAGCCAAAGCATTGGCGGCGGTGTAGATAGGAGCAACAGTCACGACAATTGCAGTGCCGCTGGCAGTGGCATCAGCCAAAGCAACGAACTGGAACAATGAGCCAGTAGACTCACGGGTCTGTGGATTCACAGCGAAGCAATCAGCAACAGTGAACACGTCACCGGCTTTAACTGTCAGGCCAGAGCCGATAGTCAAAGCAATGGTAGCAGCGCCTTCAGAAGACACAGTGGTGGTCACAGAGTTGCCGGTGGCAACGCGCGAACCAGTGGTGTGTTGCTTGATAGACTGAGACATGTTGATCTCGTCAAAGCCCAACACGCCAGTGCCCATCATGCCGTTCTTGAATTGCTTGCTGATAGTGTCTGTAGGATTGAACAGACCTTTCATGCCTTCAACCAA